CAAACTTGGATTTCATCTAACGTAGATGCAGGTGCTGGTGGTTCTGGTTCTGGTGGCGGTGCTGCAAGAACAGATGGAACTCAAAGAGCTTTCACAGAAGACCAATTAAAAGGTGTTCTAAGAAGTTGCTTTGATGAAGGTGGAAATCCAAACATGATTATGGTTGGAGCTTTCAACAAACAAAAACTATCTGGCTTTACAGGCGGTTCAACAAGATTTGACCAAGCAGAAGACAGAAGATTAGTTACATCTATTGATGTCTATGAAAGTGACTTTGGAACACTCCAAGTTGCTCCTAATAGATTCATTAGAGGTGCTAACGCAACTGCTGCTAAAAAAGGTCAAGATGCTCTAATCTTAGAGATGGACTTCTTTGCGGTAGCTTTCTTAAGAGATTTCAGTTTACAGAATCCTGCACAGACTGCTGATGCAGACCAAAGATTCATGGTAGCTGAGTACACTCTTGAGTCAAGAAACGAAAAAGCAAGTGGTGCTGTTTACGATTTAACAACATCATAATCTTAATTGTGATTGGGGGTGTAACCTTTAAAAACTACATCCCCATCACTTAACCAATGTTGAAGTCTTAGTAAGGTTATAGACGGAACAACAAACGGAGAAAAACATGAGAACATTAAACGACTACTTCTTAACTGCTGAGATTGAAGATGTTTCAACAGCTTCATCAACTTTTGTTGGTGTACCAGATGGCGGTAAAATAGTTAAAATTATAACTGCTTTACAAGGTGCTATATCTGGCGGTAACGCAGCAATCACTTTTGAAATAGGTGGTACTGCTGTAACTGGTGGTGCAATAACTGTAGCTCACTCTGGCTCTGCTGCTGGTGATGTAGATACTGCTGAACCAACTGCTGCAAACAGAGTAGAAGAAAATGGCACAATAGAGATGATCACTAATGGTGGTTCTACTGGTGCTAAAAAATTACTTGTGACATTTGTTATAAGAAGATAAATATAAATTGGGGGTTCATGCCTAGCGGAAGTTCCCCCAAAAATAATAGGAGAAAAATATGAGTTTTAATTATGGATTAAAACCTGGAACAACACAAAGAGTATCACCATCTGGTTCATCTGCTGCAACTGCTGCTAAGTTTGGTACACAAACTGAATATGTAAGAGTAGCTTCTGATGCAGATTTACATATTGTTTTTGCTGTATCACCAACTGCAACAGCTAATGATATATTTTTACCAGCAGATCAACCTGAGATATTTAAGGTTTCACCTGGTGAAAAAATGGCTGCTTTGGGTAGTGGTAATGTTTCAGTTACTGAAATGAGTGCTTAGTGGCTAAGAAAAGACCTCTCTTTGGTGTTTCTAATTATGTAAAACGAACTAGGAAAAAAAGACCTGGTAGGCATACAAAAAACATAAGCAAAAGAATACCAAGAAGAAAAAAATACAGAGGACAAGGTAGATGAAAGATATTGTTAGAAATGGTTTGCAACAAACTACTTATTCTAAAGATGATATGGAGAAAAAAATTGTCATCAAAGAACAAGTAAATATAGACCCACATATTAAACACAATAAAACTTTATATACACAAAATGATGGTTACTCCAAATCAAGAGAACTTAAAAGAGTAGCTTCTATACCCACTATTGCATTATCAGTATGGGCAAATGAATATAATGGTGATAGTAATTGGTTTGGACTACCAAAAGAAGTTCAGAAAAAAATATTAAAAGAAAAACTTAATAGTAGTGAGTTTAGATACTTTAGAACAGCAGAAGGAAAAATATAATGGCACTAAATAGTTATTCAACTTTAAAAACATCAATAGCAAATTGGTTAAACAGATCAGACCTTACTACTGAGATAGAGGACTTTATTGTTCTTGCAGAAAAAGATTTTAATTCTAAGTTAAGAATTAGACAAATGGTTTCAACAGATAGTTCTTTTTCTATTAATGCAGAAACAGTAGCTTTACCAACAGGATTTTTACAAGTAAGAGATTTCTTTATTACAGATGGTGGTAGTAAGCATTCTTTACAATATATTACACCGGCACAAATGGATCAAATCAGAGGATCAAGTGTAACAGGTCAACCATCAACTTACACAATTATTGGTGAAAATTTTAGATTTGCACCAAAACCATCTTCAACTTACACAGCAACTTTAAATTTTTATAAAGAGTTTGACCCTTTATCAGATAGTAATACATCAAATTTTATTTTAGCAAGTCATCCTGCTATTTATTTATATGGCTCTCTATATCATTCTGCTAATTTTTTAGGTGGTGTAGAACCAAGACTTATTCAACAATGGCAACAAATGTATGCTACAGCTTTAGAAAGACTTGAAAGAAACGATAGAGAAGATCAATATGGTAACGCACCTTTACAACAAAGATCAGATGTTACAGTTGCAGCACCATTTAATGATTATGCTAGAGTTTCTTTTAATAACAATAGTTAGGATATTAAATGCAAATACCTTTTGGAGAATGGCTACCTGATCAACCTGAATACCTAAATCCAGGTGCTATTACAGCAAACAATGTTTACTATGCACAAAATTCTTATAAAAGGTTTCCTTCATTAGTTGCTTATTCAAGTAATAATACATCTTCAAATTCAAGAGGAGCTGGATCGTTTAGAGATGGATCAAATACTGTATTTAATTTTGTTGCAACAAATACAGATATTTTTCAATTAGACTCTGGAGCTTTTACATCAAGAAAATCATCACTTACTGGAGGTAATGATGACTATTTTACCTTCACTCAATTTGGTAATCATGTGATAGCAAGTAATGGTGTAGATGCACCTCAATATTATTTAATGGGTTCATCAACTAACTTCGCTAACCTTTCATCAATAGGAACATCTGGTACTGTTCCTGTGTTTAAAGTTTCAGGTGTTATAAGAGATTTTTTAGTTACTGGTAATCAATCAAACGCATCTAATAGAATACAATGGTCAGGTATTAATGATATTACAACTTGGCAACCTGGAACAAAACAATCAGACATACAAGATTTACCTGGTTCAGGTGGTCAAATAGTTCATATTACATCAGGTGAGATAGGATATGTATTTAGACAAAATCAAATTATTCGTATGGATTATGTAGGTGGAGCAACAGTATTTAGACTTTCAGTAATATCACCAAACAGAGGAGCTGTGCTTGGTAGAACAGTTTGTCAAGATAATAGAAGAGTTTTCTTTTATGCTGATGATGGTTTTTTTGAAATCAACGGAGATCAAGTTACAGCTATTGGTGCTGAGAAAGTAAATAGATTTTTTGATGTAGATTTAAACAAAGCCTTTTCTGATAGAATTTGTGCTGCTGTAGATCCTTTTAATCAACTAGCTATGTGGTTATATCCATCTTCACAAGATACAGCAAATACGACTGGTATTTGTGATAAAATTATTATTTATAATTATGCAACTCAAAAATGGTCAACGGCTGATGCTAGTGCTAGTACAATATTTTCACAGTTTGTAGGTGCATTTACAGTAGAAACGATGGATTTATTATCTGAAAACTTAGATCAAATAAATATTGCTTTAGATACTGCTTTTTGGAATGGTGGTCAAAAACTATTAGGTGCAATAGACAACA